TGAACTCCCTCTTGGTGATTTCAGTTTCTAGTTGCTCCATACTAGAAGTTGTAAAAGATACTAAGCCAGACAGATTTCAAAGCAAAGGACTACATGAATATAATATTTATGAACTCCAGTCATACGAGTTAGCAAATGTACAAGCACCTTTGGTAAAGCCTGTAGTTGCAGTTTATCCTACAGCTTTCCTTGATCAAACAGGACAAAGAAAAAGTAATAGTGAATTTGCTCTTTTTTCTTCTGCTATCACCCAGGCACCTTATACTATTCTCATTCGTTCTTTAAAACATGCATCTAATGGTAATTTCTTTCGTGTAGTAGAAAGAGTTGGCCTAGATAACCTAACAAAAGAAAGACAATTGATAAGGTCTACTAGAGAGCAACTTGGAGAAAACCAGGCGCTTGGCCCCTTGCTATTTGCTGGTGTCTTGCTAGAGGGTGCCGTTGTAAGCTATGATAGTAACTTAGTTACTGGAGGTTTGGGTGCTAGATACTTAGGAATAGGATCAAGCATGCAATACCGAGAGGATAGCGTAAGCGTTAGTCTTAGAATGGTATCAGTAGCAACAGGCGAGATACTAATAGAAGTTATGTCGCAAAAAACTATCTATAGTTATGGCCAATCTCAAGATGTGTTTAAATTTGTTGAGATGGGCACAGAGTTGGTCGAAATAGAAACGGGAGCCACCCGCAACGAAAGCACAACCATAGCTTTAATGAAGGCTATCGAAGGTGCAGTTTTAGAAATTATAAATGTAGGAAATACGAGAGGGTATTGGAAATATGAAGAAATTAATTAACGTAATTTTATTTATGTCTTTGTCCTTAGTTGCGGATAACGAAATCAGTGTAACGCAAGCAGGTAACTCTGCAGCTATAGACTTAGAACAGCTTGGAAGTTCAAACTTGATAGGTGGTACATCTGCTGAATCTGGCAGTATGACTGCTTTAGACTTAGATGGTGTATCAATGATACTTGACATCAATCAAATAGGATCATCAAACGTATTTAGATCTGATGCTATAGACGGTGATAACTTTACAGGTTTTTTTGAATTTACAGGCGATAGTAACGTTTTTGACATTTTGATGGATAGCACAGGATTAATTGATTCTGACTATGTAAATTTAAACATTAATGTCACAGGATCAAGCAACACCTTTGATTTAGCAATAGCTGAGGATGATGATGCATCATATCTAGATTTAGACTGGATTATTACAGGTGGTAGTAACGAGTTTGATTTCGACATTGATTATGCAAATGCGATAAACTATGTAGATGTCAATGGTAGCAGTAACACACTTAATTTTAGCGGTAGTGGCTATGCTGGTAACACGTCTTCTGATAGTGGGTATTTTTATTTAGATCTAGATGGAAGTTCAAACACAATTGATGTCACACAGTCGTCAACGCTGGCAAGAGACTATCTTAAGATTATTAGTAATACTTCTAACAGCAATATATGTATCAAACAAGACGATTCAGGCGGCAGCACCTCCTGTTGAGATAGGTGATATATCTGAACTATCAGGTTCGGCAAGCGTAGTAAGAGACAAACCTTATGACGCATCTGTAAATTTTGTTATACAAACCAATGACGAAGCTATTACTAACAATGGCCGCATGGCTATTAAATTTCTTGATGACAGCCAGGTAAAACTTACAGAACACTCACAACTGCTGATAGATGAATACATCTACGATCCAGACCCATCTAAATCAAAGATGGCACTTACCTTTGCACTTGGCACCACAAGGTTTATTACAGGCAATCTAAACCGTATTGATAAACAAAATATTACACTAAAAACGCCTACAGCAAACATAGCAATAAGAGGCACAGACTTTTCAACAACAGTAAATGAGCTAGGAGAATCTTTGATCATATTATTGCCAGACCCTTATGGTCTTTCTAGTGGTGAGATAGTAGTAACTACAGCAACTGGAAGTGTCATACTCAATCAACCATTTCAAGCTACAACAGTCAGCGTTTTTGAAAATGCCCCAACTAAACCAGTAATATTAGATCTTACCCTAGATATTATTGATAATATGCTTATTGTTAGTCCGCCTGAGGAAGTATCTATTGAAAGCGAAGAGGTAATTGTAAAATCTGATAGTTTGTTGGATTTTAACGATTTAGATATTGATTATTTAGATGAGGACTTTTTAGATAGTGAATCTGAGCTAGAGTTTACTGAACTTGATATAAATTATTTAGATGTTAATTTTCTTGAGGATTTGTTAGATGTGCTAGATGCTTTAGAGATAGCCGAAGAAGAAGATCAACTAACACAAGAGGTAGGATCTGTAAGTTTAGTTGGCACACAGTTTGGTCAAGACCCTGAAACACAAATAATATCTTTTATTGATGGTGAAAACCTAACGTTAATTAGAAGTGTGAACAACACAGCAAGACTAGATTTAGACGTAAATGGAAGCTACACAGTTATTTTTATACAAAATGGTGTGTCTAAAACTATCAAAGTGAACGGAGGGAGTAGTAGTATTATTACTATCAGACAAAGCCAGTGAAATATAAAATATTTATATGTTTGTTTGCATTACTATCACTACCACTAATATTTCAAAGCCAGCCTACAGAGATACTAAAACTTAAATTTTTTGACGCTTTTGTAGAACAAAAAGAGCCATCTAATTTTTTTACTATATTAAACTTAGATGAAGATTTTATAGCAGATGAGGGTGGTTGGCCTTTACCCAGACAAAGATTAGCTGAGATACATGTAGATATTTTAAACGCCGGAGCTCTAGGTGTTGGGTGGGTTATATCTTTTCCACAACCAGACCGTATGGGGGGTGATACAGTTTTTGCAGAAGTTTTAAATTACGGTGGTTCTGTCCTTGCTATGTTTGAAAATCCAAACGGATCATACCCTAAGACTTCAGGTACAGTTTTACTAGGTCCTGATGTAGGTGGTATGATGAGTCAGGGAGTAGTGCAGAATATTGATGTACTTAAACTGTCTGCGGATCAAGGTATTGCTACTGCTCCCGTAGACGTTGATCAATTAGTCCGCAGAATACCACTTTTACTTAGAACTCCAGATGGCTTTGTATCCGCTTTTGGTACCGAAGTGATGAAAATGCTTGTTGGTAATAATACTTACATTATAAAAACTAATGATAATGGTATAGAAGAAATAACGGTACAAGGTTTAGCGCCAGTCAAAACAGATAGTCTAGGTCGTAAATGGATAAGCTGGGTTGATACGCCAGAGACAACATTACAAGAACTAGATGTAGCTAACAAGTTTGTTTTTATCGGCGTAACAGCTAGCGGTATCATGCCGCAAATCGCAACTCCGGTTGGATTATTAGAACCGCATAAGATTCAAGCGGCATTATCTGAGTCAATTTTGATTCCTGACAGTCCATATATACCAGATTTTGCTTTTGCGTTGGAAATTTTAATTTTTGCAATTTTTGTCACTCTGACGTGGCTCTCAATCAATTATCTTGGTGTGGTTAAGGGCATAAGTCTCGCTGGTGTTTTACTGCTCACCAACGGCTTCTCAAGCGTTTTTTTAATCAAAAAGGGCATTTTATTAGATTTTACCTGGACTTTTGTATCACAAGTGCTCACAAGCGCAACAGCTTTCTATATAAACTATCGTAAGCAGTACAAGTTACGTCAACAGATTAAAAAACAATTTGAACACTATTTAGATCCAAGACAGGTTAAACACCTACAGAATAATCCTGATGCACTTAAACTTGGTGGTGAAAAAAGATACTGCACCTTTTTATTTACTGATGTGCGTGGATTTACCGCTTTATCTGAAACTCTAGAGCCAGAAGAGGTTACACACATTATGAATAAAGCGCTCACAATACAATCTAATGCCGTAAAAAAATATGGAGGTATGGTAGACAAGTATATTGGTGACGCTATGATGGCCATATTTAACGCACCAATAGATTTGGATCATCATGAAGATATGGCTATACAAGCAGCACTAGAGATAATGCAGGATATGAAAGAAGCAAATATAGGTGTAAATATTGGTATCGGCATCAATAGTGGCGAAGCCTGTGTTGGTAATATGGGTAGCGACACTAGGTTTGATTACAGCGCTATTGGGGATGCGGTTAATACTGCTGCAAGGTTTGAAAGCGCAACTAAAGATGTTGGAGTTGATTTAATAATAGGGCATAACACTAAAAAATCTTGCAATTTTGAGTTAGAATTACTAAAACCAATTAAAGTTAAAGGTAAAAAACACTTTTTAGCAATATATACTATTAGATAATATGGTTAACAAAAGACTAACAGTTCAAGACGTAGC